AGTATCAGTATGTCAGGATATTATCATACAAGCGTGTATGATATGGAATACGGGAAATTATTTAAATTTGCACAACAATTTAACAAAGTTATTGTACTGGATCAGCCCAAGGAGCAGTACTCACATTCTGACGCATTTTTAAAAACTATACAACTGGCACAAGATCTAAAACAACATGTGGAAGTAGTACTACTAGACCCGAGTTACGAACACAACATTAATTTCTTTAAGAATCTTGTCAAGACAAATAAAAGTTTTTGCATTTTTCCGTTTATTGAACTATTAACCAATTATGGTACTGATACTACTGTGTGCTGCCGATCAACCACTCCAGTTGCAAAACTATCTGAAATAAAAAGTTTCAATACAGACAAAAATTATAAAATTATAAGAGACAAAATGATTAATGGAATATTAGTCCCTGATCATTGTTCTGTTTGTTATGATCTTGAAGCACAAAATATTTTAAGTGCTCGAGAACAGGAAACAGTAGAATGGGCCAATAGATTGGACCTAACGTCTTTGAGTGATCTTGATTCAATTGAATATCCTGCCTACTACGAAATTAGACCAAGCAACATTTGCAATTTACAGTGTAGAATGTGCAAACCCAGTGACAGTCATCTGATAGCAAAAGAGTACAAACACCTAAATTTAATAAAAAATTTGCCGCCAAAGGAATATAGCAATTTTGATATTATAAATTTTAAAAATTTAAAAAGATTATATGTGGCAGGCGGTGAACCTACTGCAATACCAGAATTTTATGATTTTTTAGATCGTTGCATAAACGAAAAGAAAACATTTGAGTTTCTGGTTAACACCAATGCTACAAAGTTCAGTAATAAATTTAAAAAACAATTAAAATTGCTTCCTCACATGCAGTTTATTGTTAGTGTGGATGGCATCGGAGACTTAAATCATTACATTAGGTGGCCGTCGAACTGGAATACTATTGTTGAAAACATGAAGTACCTAGTAGATAACTATCATAAAATAACAACAAATGTCACAGTCTCAATATACAATGTGACTAGACTCTATGAGTTGTTAAAATGGTTTGATGATGAGTTTCCCGGAATGCTAGTTCATGCTCAATTAGCTAACAGTACAAATGGTATGTTGTCAGCATTGAGTTTCCCGGACTCCAATTTAGCATTGAACAACCTCTTGCCCATACAGCAATTAAAATGTTATAATAACGATAGACTACTAAAAAGTTTTATTGATGGGGTAATCTACCACTATCAACAAAATCTAGAAATTGATCAAGAAAAATTGAAATTGTTTTTTGAGTTCAATGACAAGTTAGATAAGTCTAGAAATATACAACTTAGAGATTACATTCCTGAATTAGAGCAATTTAGAAAGACTAATTGGTCATGAGCGCAGATATTGACATTGATTTCTCTAATCGAGATGATATACTGAAATTGATTCAGCACACCCCTGCACGGCAGATTGTAGACGGTCGTGCCAGACGTCACAACTCAGGAGTGTATGTCACAGACATTCCACAAGATCCTGTGAATAACTGTGCTGCCATAGACTACGAGTCAGCAGAATCTCGTGGTTACTTCAAACTGGACTTCTTGAACATGAGTGTGTATCAGTTGATTTGGAACCCCGAGCACTACGACGCTGTGCTTGTGGCCACACCACCCTGGGCAAGACTATGGCAAGATCCTGAATGGGCCAGACAGCTGGTTCACGTGGGCAATTATGGACACCTGCTTGAAATTATGAGACCTGACAGCATACCCAGGATGGCTGCATTTATATCAATCATACGCCCGGGCAAGGCACACCTGCAGAATCAGCCGTGGCCTGAGGTGTTTGATTCAGTCTGGGACGGCGATACCAGCCGAGGATACACGTTTAAAAAGGCACATGCTGTGGGATATGCGGCTCTAGTGGCCTTGCACATGAATCTGTTAGTCTAGGCGTCTCACAAGAGTAATTGATTTTCTCTTTGACTTCTTCCTGGCTATGTCCATCAAGCAGCAGGCAGGACCGTGCAGTATTTCAAGATCTTTGTTGACAAAAGTTCTTAGAGTGGGCCTGAATTGATCCCATTCACCACGTAGGAATATGTTGATAGGAATGCTTCTGTTGCTTTCCCACCACCAGGTTGACGCAAGATCCAGAAACTGTAGTTTGTCTCCTTGAGCTTGTATGCTGCCAAAGTCGTAGATGGTGGTCACAATGTCATCGCGATTTTGCACCACACCCACGTACTCAGAATTGGCATACATGCACAGTGTTATAAACGGGTATTTCTCCGTTAGTTTTTCAAATATATTGTTACCCATCGGTGGTATTTATGGTGTGCGAATTTTGGATAAATAATACGATATGTATTCCACCACCGTTTATCTTTATCAGCAAATTGTCCGCGTGTTACTAGTAGACACCAGCGGTGGATATTTTACCAAGAGGTACGACCCTGTGTATGCAAAACAACTAACAATCAACAAGGGAGTAGACAATGTGCTGCTCTTTGAATTCATCAATCAGGATCAGAAACCTGTGAACATTGCAGGCTCGGACTTTGTTTTTCGAGTTGTAAACCAAGCAGGGGACGAGCTGCTGTTGACCAAGAGCATGGAGATTCTAAGCTCGGCTCTGGGTCGTGTCAAGGTGGTGCTCAACAGCGCAGACACCATCAATATTCAAGCACAGCCTGCCAGCTACAGCATTCAACGCAGTGCCGGCAACTATGTGCAGGCAGCCTACGTAGATGCCAACAGCCAGGCACGAGCAGACTGCAACATTGTGGACAGCATACTGCCACAATTCCAACCTAGCCAGCCAGTTACAGTACCCGACCTTTACGGCAAGAATCAGTATGTGGGCACTGCACCCACAGGATACCCGGACTGGGCACTGAATCCTCAGCCGATCAATTCTGTACAAATGACTGAATTCTATTCCAGCTACATTGATACCACTGGTGCAAGTTTTACCACAATCAAGTTTGATCTGGTTCACTACACTGGCACTATCAAGATACAGGCTGCAGAAAACTACGAAGCTGTGTGGACAGATGTGAGTGCAAGCCGTCAATATCTGGACCAAACTGTGAGCGATTATTTCAACATTGTGGGCTTTCATCCCTTGTTGCGCCTGGCTCTAAACAACTCGGTTGGCTACGGTGCCACAGGCAATGTGCAAGTGACCAATGGTGTGGTAACCGGAATCAGTCTGACCAATCTTGGTCAGTACTATGTGGCTGCACCCTATGTTCAAATTCTTGGTGATGGAGCTGGTGCTACTGCCCTGGCCAATGTGGGTGCAACCGGAGTGGTCAGCAGTGTCACAGTGACCAATGGTGGTGCAGGCTACCTGCCCATGCAGTTTGCCAATGGCGGAACAGCAGCCACCGTGATCTTCTCAAACGGCTTGATTCAGAACGTACAATACCGATAACTGTTGCGATTGTTGCATAAATCTGTTACACTAAGCAGATGCTGGACATTGTGAATTATCTACCTGCCAAGAGAAAATCTAGTGCATCAGGCTGGATCAGTTTCAATGCTGTGTGTTGCGAACACAACGGCGACACACCAGATCGCAGAAGTCGCGGCGGTCTCAAAACATCTGAACAAGGTTGGAGCTATCACTGCTTCAACTGCAACTACACCGCTAGCTTTATCCTTGGCCGTACTGTAAGTTTCAAGGCCCGCAGGCTCTTGAGCTGGATGGGTGTGCCCGAACGTGAAATAGAATTGGCCAATCTTGAAAGCCTGCGGCACCGGAGCATACACGGCATTCTGGATGATAGACAACGCACCGTGGATGTTCTAGCAGACATTCAATTTGAAGAACGAGACCTGCCACCATTTGCTGAACTGGTTGGTAACACAGGACTGCATCGCGACTATGTGCGATCAAGATGTGTGCCCGATGATTATCCTGTGATGACACAAACAAGTCCCGAACGTGCCTGGCCCGCCCGTGATCAAGTGATCATACCATTCACACATCACAACAGCATTGTGGGACACACTGTTAGATTTCTGGATGATCGTAATCCACGCTACATCAATGACATGCAGCCGGGCTATGTGTTTGGCACAGATCTACAGCGATCAGACTGGACTCAGGTGATTGTGACTGAAGGCATATTTGACGCACTCTCAATTGGCGGACTTGCGGTCATGCACAATACCATCAGTGATGCACAAGCAAGACTGATTCGTAGTCTTGGTCGTGAAGTAACTGTGGTACCAGACCAAGATGTCGCGGGTGTAGAACTGATCGACCGTGCTGTGGAACTGGGCTGGGCAGTGAGCATACCTGAATGGCCACCGGGTTGTAAAGATGTCAATGACGCTGTGATAAAGTTAGGCCGACTGGGGGCCTTGCTAACTATTATGGCCGCAAGAGAAACTAGTAAAATCAAAATAGAAATAAGGAAAAAACAACTTGTTAAAAGAATACGGACTTGAGGTCCAAAGACTATTTCTAGAAATGATGCTGGAAGATGCCACAAGTTATGTGCGTGTCCAAAACATCTATAACCCGCAGAACTTTGACCGAAGTCTTAGGCCAGCGGCTGAGTTCATTAAAGAACACACAGACAAACACAAGACCATGCCCGACAGGTCACAGATCTCTGCAACCACAGGCGTTAAACTTGCACCCGTGCCAGATTTAAATGAAGGACATTTTGACTGGTTCATGGGTGAGTTTGAAGCATTTACCCGACGTCAAGAACTTGAACGTGCAATTTTAAAATCAGCAGACTTGTTGGAGAAGGGCGAGTTTGAACCCGTTGAGAAACTTATCAAAGATGCAGTACAGATATCACTTACTAAAGACATGGGCACGGATTACTTTGCTGATCCTAAGGCTCGCATTGAGAAATACTTTAACTCGGGCGGGCAAGTTAGCACAGGTTGGCCGCAAATGGATCGACTGCTGTATGGTGGATTCAGTCGTGGAGAACTAAACATTTTTGCAGGTGGATCCGGATCTGGCAAGAGTTTGGTCATGATGAACATTGCACTAAACTGGTTGCAGCAGGGCATGAGTGGCGTGTACATCACACTGGAACTGAGTGAAGAGCTTACTAGTTTGAGAACAGACGCCATGCTCACAAACATGAGCACCAAAGAAATACGCCGTGACATTGATTCAACAGAGCTCAAGGTCAAGATGGTGGCCAAGAAATCTGGACAGTATCGTGTGAAAGGCTTGCCGGCACAGAGCAACGTGAATGATATCCGTGCTTATCTAAAAGAAGTACAAATCCAAACAGGCATCAAGGTGGACTTTGTGATGGTGGATTATCTTGACTTGGTCATGCCTGTGAGTGCCAAGGTCAGCCCCAACGATTTGTTTGTAAAAGACAAGTACGTATCAGAAGAACTGCGTAATCTGGCCAAGGAACTGGGCGTGTTGTTGGTAACAGCCAGTCAGTTGAATAGATCAGCAGTGGAAGAAATGGAATTTGATCACAGCCATATTTCAGGTGGTATCAGCAAAATCAACACAGCAGACAATGTGTTTGGTATCTTTACCAGTCGCTCCATGAAAGAGCGTGGCAAGTATCAGATACAGTGT